TTGAAGGCTTCATTGGGAGCAGAATGTTTACCGACTAAAGAAGCTAATTTATCTTTTGCTCTCCCGCCACTTTGCTCTGTTGTGCTAACAAAAGCCGTGTGTGCGAATGATAGTTTTTTAACATTTCTTAAGTCTAAACATTTTTCACTTAAAATGTTTATTATGACCTCTCTCGTTAAGTCACGGATCATGTCCATGACTGGGTATGTCTTTCGTTGTCCTTTTATGACTTTTTGATTCATGAATTCCAGAAAGTAATCTACTGACACTGGTATCTCGGCAACATTGATTGAGATCAGTTCAGAATCATTCTGAGAAATATCCGGATTTTGATATTCAAAACTTGGAATAACAATGCTGAGGTTTTTCAGGTGACACAATCTTTTGGTATACTTTGCTGCTTCTTCATCCAAATTATTAAATATTTCGATTTGTGATCGATCCACTGTCTTTCCGTCAACGTTTAGGGGTGTAACTGGTTTTGCTGGCTCATACATACAATCCAACACCGTGTGTAACAAGTCTCCAATCATAAAGAAAGATACACCCTCTTCTTGATCTTCCAAGGCGGGTAATTGAGTAAAGGATCTGGTATCCTTCATATCATTATTCTGAGGATTTATCCCCGCAGCCTCGGCAGCCTTACTAGATGCCTGTTTAGCGGCTTCTTTGGCAACATTCTTGACTTTCTCTTTTGCTTTTTCGCCTATGCTTTTGTCTTCTTGTTTTCTAACCGAAACAGCCGATTTCTTGTTTCCTTCTAGGGTACCATCATCATTAGGCCAAATTAATTTTGGAGGCCCTTCAAATATCGCTCCGCCTCTTATCTTAATGTTCGCACTAATATCTTTTCTCTGGTACTTACAGAAATGTATTTTTCCCCTGTTAAACATCCTTTTCATTATTGATCTGTAAGCAGCAAGTCTAAATTCATCATCAATCGCAGTATAAGTTGCCCTTAATTCTTTATATTGCTCTAAGGTACATTTCTTGTCAGCAAGTAGTTTATTAAGTTCTCTTCCAAAGCTAAGTCTGTGTGCGATGATCTCAGGACTAGACAGGGCATCTAGTCTCTTGTCTTGAAGGGCGGTTTCAATATATGCTCTGAATGAGACTTTCAATTCTACTGAGCCGTTCTCTTTGATATCCATTTCGTGGTCAACCATAACGAGGTAAAATGTCTTATTCATTCTATTAATGGCTTTGTTTATTGCTGCGACACTTATCCCTCTGGCTATGAAGAGATCTCCTTGTCTACCGGATATGTTATTCCAGCCAATATCTGCTCTGATTCTATAATTTGAAACATTATCGGTTTCGTAAGGATTGTGTATCGAAGATGCAGGCGATATCTTTTCTTTTGCTTTTGAATCGTGTGGGTGGAGAATTAGATCAACATACTTCCAAGTTCCTGATTTTCCTTTTCTTTCTCTGATTAAATCTTCAAAAGATTGAAAAAACATGGTCATTTCGACAGCAATCGCTGATCTTGCCTCGGCAGGGTTCGTTCCTTCAAAAGTCAATTTGAAGTTCTTGATCCCAGCACCGTTACCTCTATCAATTCCAGAAAATTCTCTTAAAGCACTTATTCTTGATTCGTCTTCAAAAGACTTGAATGGAAATTCCTGTTCGACTATGTTACATTTATTGGAATTATAAATTTTAAACAGTCTTATCTTTGGAGTTAGGGCTGCGACTAAATCCGGAGTAAGATTCATAAACGGCTTAATATCTTCTGATCTTGGAGTAAACAAGTGATTTAGTATATTTCTCTTTTGCACTGACTTTGTATTGACCATATAAAATCTTTCGTCAAAATACTTTTTAGCCCCACCGTTAGCTTGTATTTTTTGATGATACTTTTCTTTTAACTGCTTGAAATTGGTTATTAAAGCACATTGTTTTATGTATCTTCTCTTTTCATTTATTTCGTCTTCTGTAAGCCTATCGACCTCAGTTGCTCTCTGAGCCGCTGCCGCAGAGTTGGCCGCTGCCGCTCCGGCTCTTAATGCTTCATTGGTATCTTTTAGGGCTTTGGCAATAGCATCTTTGCCCATCTTCACCTGATCCATGTTCGGATCTTTTTGGATCAACTCGTTTAGGCTCTCAAAAATCTCAACGACTACTTCTCTTTGGATTGCCGAAGCAAAAAGTCTAGAAATTACCTTAGCAGTCTCTTCTGCTCGTTGGTTGAACTTTTCCTGTTGTGTCTGTTTACCCTGTAATTCAAAAACACCAGTTTCTTTATAGCCTAAGATTTCAAAATCAACTGAATTAATAAATTGTATCCATCCAGCATATATTTGATTCTCTATTGAATCATATAACTCTTTGCTAACTCTTGATTTCTCAGGTAAATCTCTAAGATCTGCTACTGATTGTATTCCTGCTGGTTGATATTGTGCTTGGGTTTCTCCGTTTGTATAATCAAGAGAAGTACTAGAAATACCAGATTTTTTTATGCCTGGAATGAGAAACTGATTTAATTTTGCCTCTGTAAGAGCAGTATTTAGGGCCACTTCATATTTGCCATTTATCGCGGCTACATTAGTTGTATCAGAGGGATTAGTACTATGAGGAAAGTTTGTTACTTTACGGTTTCTAAACCCATTCCCTGTCCAATTGTATGGATTTTCAGGTATTTTCGCCGCTATTTTTGCTTCTTCTAAAGTGCCAAAAAGCAGTTTACTTCTCCAAGTTTGTTCGTGATTACCAGCCCCTTCTATGTTTATTGGGTGAATTTCAAATCCTACATACCTGCCACCACCACTAGGATTATTGTATTCCACTTTACCGATAGCAGCACCGGCATCTACACTAACCGGACTAGCAACCAAAGAAGTAACAAAGTCTTTTACTTTTTTAGAGAATTCATTTATGTTTAGATTGCTTAATATTTTAGTAAGAGAAGTTATTTTATTTTTATCTGTAACCAGCCTAACAAAGAGATTGTCTGCTGCTACTTTAAGTCCCGGTTTTCCATCCAGAGCCGAAATCAGCAATTGTCCGGCATTTCCATTTGAGACTTGGACATTGTAAGGGAATTTGTAAAAAGCTATAAACCAATTTATTTCAGCCTGAGAGAGGTCCTTGTATTTTTTTTTGCTTAATCTTTTCCACTGTGATAGTAATATGTTTTTCCAAACATCGCGAGGTGGCTTATATTTTCTGCCAAAAGCAGAACTTAAAGCCCAAGCATAATCGCCTTCACTAAGTTCTGCTGAAAAATTGGTTGCTCTTAGGTAATCCCCGATTGCCACTGCATAGATATCTGGCGGGAATTGACCATCATCTTTTGCGATAGCAGCCGCTAAGTTTTTGGGAGTTTCTTTTGCTAAATCTTTTAAATAGCCATCATCAATATCTTGGCTACCCCAATCAACTAATTTATATATAGCATATAACGGAGCCACAGGAGTAACAGAAGCAGCTACTTTTAAGTAGGTAGCATACCAAGGCTGATTAACGTTTGTGGAGTTACCTTGCCATTCTTCTACTTTTTTTCGAAAATGTTCTATAACTTTTGATTTTGATGGTTTTGCCGCCATTATCCCACCACCTGCAATGCCTGTGCTAAGGAAGTAGGTATCTTGATCACTTCGCCGACTTCTATATGAGCCTCTGTTGGTTTTTTATTCATAGCGGCAATGACCCACCAGTTCTCAGATCCATTGAGATATTTCTTGGCCAATCTCCAGAAAGCATCGCCATTTCTCCACACATAATCAAAATGATCTATACTTCTGATGTCGTCTTCATCAAAGAATTTAAATCTTGGAGTTCTGTATTGTTCTATTTTAGATACACCTCTTTTCTCCAAGATGTCATCATATTGCTCGTAATCATTTACGCCAGTTGTTCTTCTTAAATATCTTGACATTTTGCCTTACCTATGTTATATTAAATGGAAAGTTTTTACTCTTTATAGTCTCTTGTCCTAATGGTTCTTGATGTAATACATTGAGGTTGAAAGACAAAGAGATAACTTTTGGATAAAATTCACCTACAGTCTCATTAAACATGCCCATGTCCAAAACCGGTTTCCAACTTACAGCATCCATCCATCCAAGCAATGGCCCACCCTCTGAATCGGCAATTATGTTTCCAAACCCAACATACACAAGGGGGTTCTTGGCTATTACATCGAATCCTGGTTCCCTTGCTTTAATATATGAGGGATAAGTCATTTTTATTAAAGTATTGCACTTTTCTAGATTTGCTTTTGCTTCTTTTAAATTAGCCGAGGGCACTTCCCAAGCAACACTTATAACCCTCTTAGTTGAAGAGAAGGTCGAGATAGGATCGTTTCTACCATAGACTTCCTCTGACTGCCAAGTGGAAGTAAAATTCTGTGACATGTCGGTTAAGAATGCTCGGAATGAAACATCCAATTCCTCTATTACACTTGAAATATTTAAAGTTTGTTCAAAATTATCTATAAAATTACCATACATGAATTATGCCTCAAACTACTGTCCTGTCCCTACTAACGTCTTCAAGGTCTCGCCTCTAAAGAAGTCCGTCATGTCTTCACCAGACAGTGAAATGTCTATTTTCCTTTTCTCACCAGCGGCTCCAGCAATTTTATCTGCTGCTGCCGTGATCGCAGTGGCTGCGGCCACTAACCCAGGTGCTGCTGATGCTGCTGTTGTCATCAAAGCTATATTAGCCAGCATTGGTTTAACATTTGCACTTTTAGAATCTAACTCGTTGACAAATTTGCTCGCCGCTTGGAAAGATGCCTTAACAGCGACATCATCTATATCTCCTAATCCCTTAGCCAAAGCAGAAAAAGCTTTAAGTTCTTCAGTTGGGAGAGTTCTTAGGGCAATTCCAAGTCCCACTATTGCTATCGATAGAGGCACAAGTTGTGCTGCCGCCAGTGTACCAAATAAAGCAAGAGACATAGCAGCAGTGGAAACCGCATATAAAACAGTAGCAAAATCCGTGAGGACATTGGGTCCAGCCTTAGCTAATTCGGCAAATCCACTTAAAATGAGATTCATAGCATATGCCAGACCGATCGCTGCTCCTGTCACCACAAGGGCCCCAACAGCAAAGATAGCTATACCTTTCGCAGCAGCAGGGCCTGCTTTACCAAGAGCGACCAAAGAAGAAGTCACCGAGGTTGTCATGCCTTTTACCGCACCTCCGGTTGTAGCACCGGCCTTTGCGGCTGCTGCTCCTGTTGTTAAGAGACCTTTGGCATACCCTGCTAGTTTTGCAATTCCGCCAAATGTAACAAAATTAAGAGTTTTTATGGCCAAAAACAAACCGGCAAAACCAGGAATCACCTTAAATACGATATCGCCAACCAATTCATTTTCTTTTGCAAATTCATGAAATGCGGTAATCCCATCTGAAACAGTATCAACAAGAGGGGACAAATTTAAAACCATTTCTGCAAATAACAACTTTATCTTTGTCATAACTGGTATTGCTTTTCTCATTGCTTCATTTAATTCTGCTTGCCTAGATTCAGCAATATCTTGCTCTTGGGCAAACTTTTGATATTGTCCCACATTCATTCCAAAGATTCTTTGAGCGGTGTTTACATCTTTTATACCAGCAGCCATCATCAAAGACTTTTGTGTAAACCTATCCATATCCTTAAAAGCGATCCCTTGTGCTTGTACGGTCTGAATTAAGGTCTCAATTCTCTTGTCTTCAGTCATCATCAGCATGGAACTAGCATTCATTTGTGTTCCCATTAGAGCATTCAGCTTACCAATAGTAGTAGCGGCACTTTCGAATGTATCAAATTTCTCTGCTAATGAAAGAAGTTCCCCAACTTCTACTTGGGCTGCTTGTGCGGAAGCCGCAAGTCCCATGAATATCTTGGGTGCTCTATCTCCATATACAGCCAAAGTTCCCAATGCCGCTTCAAATTCTTTTGTTATTACACTGGCATTCATTCCCAGTTGCTTACCCATCATGGCGAGATTTTTCGTTAATTTTGCCGCTTCTCTACCAGTCATACCAACATTATTGGCAAAAAATGTCATTATTTTGCCGCTTGTTTCAGCATTGACTCCAATTGCTTCCAATTGAGCAGCAGATTCGACCATAACTTTCTGTGTCGACCCGCCTAATGTCGTAAAGCCCTTAAAACTTGTTGTTAGACCCTGTATGGCCTTTCCAGCAGCATCTGCTGTTATACCATTAATACGGTTCGCATCAGCTACACCAGCAATCATTTGAGTTGCTCTTATCCCTTGCCCTGTAAATTTGGCAAGATCAGAAGCCGCTTTATCTACTTCTGTGGCGAATGCTTTGATATTGGCTAAGAAAGCAGAGAATATTGCAGCCGCAATATTGGCAGCATTAAAAATTGATACAAAAGATTCTGCTAATCCCTGCATGCCATCTGGGCTCTGGGCCAATCTCCCAATTTCTGAAATTCTGCCAAAGAATGAATTTTCAAATGCATTTTTTCCAAAATGCTTTCCCATCATTCCGGCCAAAGAACCAAAGTGTCTTTCTCCCGCTCTTTGGGCCTCTTCGTGCAATGGTCCCAATCTACTTTGCTCTTCATGCAACTCTTCTAATCGATTTAGTTCTTCTTCTGAGATCTGCATCCCCGCTTGATGAGCAGCCATTCTTCTGCGAAATCTTTTCTGCTCTTCTTCGGAGCCCTGCTGAATGGCAATTACTTCCTCTCTTGTAGCTAAGCCCTTCTCGACAGCAATATCTATTGCTTTTTGGAGATTTGTAAACCCCTGTTCTTCTAGTTTTAATATTTCTTGGTATTGTTGGGATGCTACCTTTCTTGCGGAAGCTTCATCGCTATAATGTCTTGCTAGATCTTCTCTATATTTCAATAGCTTTATTGTGGCTTCTATCTCTTCGTTTGTGGCCCCTATTGAAGAGCCTTTTATATCACTGGCATTTGTGCTTATGCCCAAAGCATCTCTAACTTTTGATTTTTGATCATCTGTGAGTTTATTAATTGCTGTAATAAGTTCTGTTAGTGTTAGTCTATTTTCCTCAGCCATTATGCGAGCCCTCTATCAAAGGTAAATAGTTTAAATAAAAAAATGCCCTCAAATGAGGGCTTTAACTATCTTTTCTTCATTGCTTTGTCCATTTCTTGCTTTTCATCTTTAAACTGTTTTTGAAGTCTTTCCGTAAACCAGTTTCTTAATCCAATTGGGAGATTATACATCTCGATAAAAGACCAACCTCCAAAATGCTTTAAGATGAAAAACTGCTCATAGACCGATTCCATATATTTATCGTTGAGGCCAAAAAAAGTCCGCCCCAAACGGAACCTCCATCCCTTCTTGATGTCCACATGAAGGGCATGTGTATTCATTTGTAACCTTGACATCGGGGCTTGCTAATTTATAGCATGTTCTTAAGTGAGAAGAATCTAACGTTGGCATGTTATCAACATACTTGTTTATGATAGATCTATCGGTATGACCTTCGATACTTACAATAAGCCTTTTCATCTGGTCTGTAAGGGTATTCTCGATCAAATTACCTTTTCTTTTGTTTTGGGACAACTTCGCCAAATAAGCTTCATCTTTGCCCGTAAGTATCTTAAATTTAATCTTAAATTTAGAATAAGGCATAGTGGTCTCAAACATTCCACCATCAGCAAGAACCAAATTAATGTCCTCTGCTGTTTGGCTTTCATGAACCTTTTGATCGTGCAAATCAAAGGTAAATTTGCCTGTTTCGTTACAGGCAGGGCATGCTACCCTTGCTTCATAATCTGCTCCGTATCCTGAGATACGGGCGGCTATTAGGATAGCATTTCTATCTCCAACAAACAAATCTTCTGAATTAATGTTTTTATCCAAAATGATACTTTGCAAGAATCTTTCCAATACGATACCTTTCTTGATAAGGCTCTGGGATGTTAGGATATCTTCTTCTTTGGCGGTCATATACCTAATTTCAATGGTAGTTTTGCCATGTAAAGGGTGCCCTTTTGGGTAACCATTTCCTTTTGAGGGCAGATCTACAATTTCTGTGGGAGCCACAAAGTTTAGTGGATCAAATGCTGCCTGAGTTTGTTGTGCGACGGGAGCATCGGCAGGTGGTGCCCCTGTTCTTTCCATGTTGTTTCTTGACAAATTTCACCTCTTTTTTAATTATTAAAACTAATGCCATCAAATTCGGCAAAGTCATAACCTATTGCAAGTTGCATCTCAACTAGTCCGTCATCATCATACGATAAATCGCCAAATTGAATTGACTTTATAATATAATTATGAAGGGTCCAAGTTTCTATTGTTTTACCGCCCGCATCCATTTGGAAAACCTTCAAGCTTGAACTCTCTATCTTATTAATTCCACCAGCAGTAGAACCGAAAATAGGATCATTATAACCAATCTCTTTAAGTTGGTTATAATACTCTTCTGTCTTCTTTCCTACATCAACAACAGTAAGAGTAATATCATTCCAGTTTATAATCCCCGGATATTCTAGACTATGGTTTATTGCCGTATATTTATTCGTTGTTACTTCAAAGCTTGGCTTCGTAACAGATTTAGCCCACCAGATAATATCATTTCCAAATTGTATTTTAAAACGATATTTACGAGTGGGCTCCAGTGCCGGACTAGACCAGAAAGTCATTTAAACTCCTATATGCTAAGGTGTAGGTGTACCAGATTTCTTTTGAAACTGGGGCAGTGCGGCACCCTTAACTTCACAAGTGGCCCAATCGTACCTGATAGACATTTCAACTGTTCTTAGATCATCGCTTGAATAGTCCAAATCGCCATACTTGGCAGATCTAATAAAAGGATTATTTAGAGTCCAAGTTTCTATTGTTTCACCGGCAGCATTCATTACTTGAATAGAAATACTCTTAAAACCAGCAGCAATTGATTTGGCTTTTGAAATTGTTTCTTTAGTCGCAGCAAAAACATCATCCCCAGGAATAACATAGCCAGATTTTTCTAAGATTCTATTTGTTAAGAAAACAGCATCAGGAGAAATTGGATCAACGAGAGTTAAAGAAACTTCATTCCAACTTACGCGACCTGGATAATAATACTTATTATCAAGGAAATTGTGTTCCACTTCTGAAACATCAAATGATGGTGTTGTTACGGTTTTTGCCCACCAAAGAATGTTATCTGCTTCGAAAGCATCCAATATTACTTTCCATCTATAATTTCTCTTTGGTTCTACGTCAGCGCTACTCCAAAATGCCATTTTATTAATACTCCTATAATTCTTTTATAAATAGTTGGCGGTTACTAAAATTCAATTCCGCTTCTTGTTACAATAAAGTCAATTGCAATGTATTCAATTGCTCTAGCGGGCTTGATAAATACCTTTGCATACAAGATATTTTGATCAACTAAATCAGCAGTTGTTGTGGTTTCATCCAAAACAAGCTTGTATTCGGTGATTCCCAATCTTGATTGAGCATCTCTAAGGATTAGATCAGCATCAGCCTTGAATCTAGACCAAGTTGCTTGTACATTTTGATCGAACAATACAGTTTCAGCAACTCTTCCAACTCTCTTCTTGAGGAAGATCATTAATCTACGAACATTGATTCTATCAAGAGCAGACATTGTCTGTTGTAATGTTTTCTGCCCGAAGATAACAGTCTCTCCGATTGCTGGGAATCTAGCAACAGGGTTTACATTTCTTTGGTATAGATCGTCTCTGTTAGACTTGGTCAATTGTTTAAGAGCACCGATAACTTTTGGTCCATCAGGGCCTCCAAGTGTTCCAAGTCCACCTCTATTAAATCCTGCAGGAGCAAACCATGGAGCACCAGTTTCGGCATCAGAGAAAGCCAAGGCACCCAAAGCAGCAACAGAAGCAGGAGCAACGATAACATCTCCATTACCAGAGATAGTATCTCTCATTCTGACTCTTGGATAGTAGGTAGCGGCATAACTAGAATTGTAATCTCTATTGTCTACATTTGTTATGTAGTTGGATACAGTGCTAGTAGCAGTTGTTCCATTATTTTCGTAAGTGTGCAAGAAGCCATCATCAATATCGACGATTGCCAGTGCATCGCCTCTTCCTTCTACTGCTTCGATTAGGTCTCTATTAAGTCCTTCTGTAATCAAACCAGGCATTGCAATAACATCGTATTTAACTGCTTCAGAGTCTCTAGCAATATCGATTGCTTTTGATACTGAGTAGTGAGCATAAGATGTAGAATCTGATTTATCATTCAAGGCGATTTCGCTTGAGAAAGGATCAGCATGCTGAATATTAACACCGTCGAATCCGCCATGGAAAGCAACAGCAAATTGTCTTACTTTGTCATCAAGAAGTTGTTGAGAACCAGAGCCAGCAGTTACCGCTCTTGTTTGTGAACCAGCAGCCACAGTATGAGAACCAGAAGCCCAGTAGTAAAGGCCATTAGCATCTCTAACAATTTCATCTAGTGAGAATACATAACTATGTTCAGTTGCACTAGCAACGGTATCTAAATCAATGCTTCCACCTTGGTAGCGAAGAAGATCAGAGTAATCTTTCTTTGGCATAACACCTGCTTCATTCAAGCTAGCAAATTTGTGTCTAACACCGAACATTTCGTTATATTTATAGTTCACACTAGCTTTATTAGTGTTTTCTTCTGTTAGCTTCATTCTTGGGAAACTGAAAGATCCTGTGAATGATGCGATATCACATTTAATAAAGGAAGCAGCATCACCACCAGATTGTAGATGGTCAGCATTACCTTTTACATAAACATTCACATTTTGAGCAGATCCACTATCAGTTGTTCCAAATGGATAAATTCTTACTTTTGTAGTATCTGCATCGACAGAGCCTGTCATGATTGTGAAGCCCTTTGGTCTTGTGGGACCAAATACACCCCAAGGAATCATGTAAGAATCATCAATACCGGATTTCCAATCATCAGCCATTTCAACTCGAATGTAGTCCGAACGGTTTGGATAATCACCGGAAATATCGAAAACTAAGTTTGTGGTGTTCCAAGTTTGATTCATATCACCAATCTTCTTACCAATAAAATCATTAGAAGATTCGTCCAAGTTACAACCAGCAAACTGCTCTACAACAGCACCAGAGCCGATATCTCTAACTGAAACGGTGAATGAAGAATTGGGATTAACAACTGTTCCTAATTTAAGATTTTCAATGGTTACGTAGTAATGATTCTGGAACCATTCACCATCATGTAAAGAGACTAGTCGGAACAGCTTCTTTTGTTGATCAGCAGAGAAATTACCAGCATTTTGTTGAGGTGTTGGGTCTCTATTAATGAAATAACCTGTTCTTGCTGGTCGAGCCTCAGCTTGGTGTGTAACCATGTTATTAGAGCCGCTCACTAGTGGCAAGATTAAACCATACTGAGAACCGGCAGCAGAGCCAGAAGTTAGTGCTTGAACCGCTTCTTCATAAGACTCTCCTAAGAAATACTTCTTAGATACACCAGCCGCATAATTTGTTGAATAGGTCTTTAATGGGTTAGTGTTAAGAACATTTCTGATGTAGTCATCTTTCTTGTCTGGGTCAAAGTGGAAAGTCAATTTTTCTACTGGTGAAGCTTCTGCGAAACTGTCTCTAACTTCAAGAGTAAAGGTGTTTCCTTGGCCACCGGTGCTTATTGATTCAATAAGAGTACCAGCAGATGAAGTGGTATTTGCTGTACCAGCAATGGTTCCGCTAAGAGTCACGACTGAACCGGTTGCATAAAGAACAGCAGCCAATGTACCAGTTGGATTTTCTCCGGCAGAAGCGGAGGGAACGATAAAAAGTCCGTAAGCAGTCACATTATCGGCATGAGTTCCAGCACTACCTTCTAAGTTGGCACCATCCAAATCCCAACCAGCTTTCAAATAACCAGATGCTTGATTTGGAGAATCGTTACCAGCTAATCTAACAAAAGTAACAGGTGAAGTCTCTGATGCTAACCAAGCTTGGGCAGCATATGAAGCATAGGTTGCTGATTGGTTATTACCATCTCTCCAAACATCATTGTTAGCAGTTCCTTTACCGCTAATAGGATCACCGAATACTACTCTGAAATCTCTCAAGTTCTTGATCTTAACTGGCTTCATAGCAGGTCCTGCTTTTGCTCTACCAATCAATAAAAGACCATCATCTGTAGATGGTGCTTCAATAACACTTTCGTCAATTTCTTCGATTGAAATACCGGGTGAAATAAAATCAAATCTTCTGGGCATTAAAAATCTCCTTATAATCTTTCTCAAAATAAATAGTATCTTATAACTCTAACGACACTAATCTCTATAATTGTTATCCTTATCCTTCCAAGGAATTTTGTCTCCAATTATCACTCTCTCTCGTGTAATTCTAACTTTTACACGGTTTTCTCTAATCGTGACTTTTGGCTTTTCTCTGTTGTCACCTTCACCTATCAAATAACCAAGAACTTTTATCTGAACTTTTGTTTCAAACATCCTTTCTTCTTCGGCCATATTATCTAGATTCTTTGTTTCTGCAAAGTCTGCCTGAATGAAAGCTTCATATTTGTAGTTTTCATCTTCTAATATAAAGCCGTTTATATTACCAGTCTTTGTTATAAATGGCTGTAGTAACGAATTCATCTGTTGTTGGTACTCAGTTCTTAAAGTTATAGAGTACATAACTGTTACATATGTGGGAGCAGGAACTGTTATTTCCTGGTACACTATTTTTGAATTAGAAACCTTACCGGTCTCATTACCATTTTTTAAGTCTCTTGCTTTTCTGGAGTTGGCAAAGTTTCTCGTTTTATCTTGTTTGATTCTACGAACAGTTGTGATTGCCCCACCTTTATAATCGGGATGTTCAAAAAGGTTAGCCTGAAAGGCACCTTTAAAAGTGGGATCTTTTGAAATAGAGTCTCTATGAACTGCTATCAAGGGCAGAATCAATTTACCAGCAGAGTCTCTTAGTTCTTTATCATTTTTTATCTGAAAAGCCCTTTCAGCACCAACCCACAAGACTTTTACTTTTTCTAGTCCTTTATTGGTATTGACTTTTAAATTAAGAACATCATCAACATATCTATACATTGCTGTATCGATAGTCTCTATTGTTGAGGGCTCAAAAGGTTCGTGTTTAATCGGCATTGAATAATCCATCCCTTGCTCTTATACAATCTGCTTGTATTTCGAATCTGTGCTCTGGCTGGCCAAAAAGCAGCCTTGGTTCATTGAGTTTTACAATTTCATAAAATATTTCCCCGTATCTTACAAAATCGCCTTCTCGTACAAAAAGATCTTGATCTTCTGTGAGTCTTCGTCTATGAAAGTTAACTTTAATTTTGGTTAATTTGTCGACTCCCACATTAGACATATATGCCGTTTCCACTCCTTGGTATTCGACAAGAGCATAAACCCTGATCGGAGGCAGAAAAGTTTTCTCTATTGCTTCTCCATAAACTGGATGATAATTTGTATGGTCTATATCTATTGGGAAATACAATACTTGTTGCCCGACTACTCTTTCTATTATTTCGTCGTTAACTTGCTTTACGAGATTACGTTCCTTTTCTCCAAGAAATAATGGAGGAGGTGGCTGTTCTGGTTTTTCCCATTTGTTATCAGACATCTAACTACCCTATAAAAACCTTCAAAGGAACATCAGCTAAGATGCTTTGTACACTATCAGCCATTTCTTTATCCGAGGCAACAAGCTTAGGATAAGTCAATTCATCAAGAATTGTCTTAAGTTCTGTTCTGAGCGTTTCTTTTTCATTTTGAGCTTGGCTTAACAAATCAGAAGCATTCAGAGAAACATTATCTCCTGGAATAGGAACATTTCCTCCAAACTTGCCTCTTACTTGTGCAAGAGTTTCTTTCGATAAAGCCAGAGCATATCTTCTAATCCACTGCTTACCGATTGAGTTTATACTCTCGTATGGTATGTTTTGGAAAGGCAAGGTGTTCATGTTGTTTACACCGTCCTGCCCATCATCAGTTGTACTTTCCCAAATATCCTGCGACAAAGAAAAACGAACCCAGAACTTTTCTGGTGATACTGTATCTGGTGTTGGATAAAGCCTTAGTTTGTTATCAACCACTTCATAAGAATAGTGGCTTGTTCTAGTATAAAGGTGGTCTTCATATGATATCGCTTGAAGTTTATTCTGCCAAGCCGGGATAACCTGAAAGGTCGAATCGTCAGCATATTGACCATAAGTGTGAAAATCACCAACCACATTTAAACCGCCATAATAGCCGTAAAATCGCCACATCTGTCTTGGGGTAATGTAGTATACTTGACGGATTGTAACTCGTTTATTTCCTACTTTTTCTAAGAAT